TCTTATGCCAGAAGAGCAATATATTCAAGACAATAGTCAAGCTGAACCAATAATTAATCACCCTACTTTAGTTAGTGATAAGGTTAATGTTAATAGGGTTGGTCGGCCATCTGAATACTCAACAGATATACTAGATAAGGTTGTTAAATATATTGAATCTTGTGTTGACGAAGAGCGGGAGGTTATGAATGCTGATAAACTGACTACAAAGTTAGATGTAAACCTACCAACTATTGAAGGATTAGCGGTTTATTTGGGTATTTCTAGGGATACTATCTATGATTGGGAGACTAAATACTCTGAGTTTTCCGACATAATTGAGATTTTACGTGCAGAACAGGCCAAAAGATTGGCAAATAAAGGTCTTTCAGGAGACTATAACCCCACTATAGCTAAACTAATGATGATGAAGCATGGCTATAGAGAGAAGCAAGATATTACTTCAGACGGACACGCTATATTACCAACCCCAATTTATGTACCAAGAGACCTCGGCCCTAAGGAAAATAAGCAAATTACAGAAACGAATTAGGGCGGTTCAAGGCGGAACTGCCGCCTCTAAGACTGTTTCTATTATTATTTGGTTGATTGCTTTAGCTCAAATGGATAAAAAGCCAACATTAACCAGTATTGTGTCTGAGAGTTTTCCACACCTTAAAAGAGGTTCAATAAGAGATTTCCTTAACATAATGGAGGCTAATGGTTATTTTAAGCCTGAATTGTGGAATAAGACTGATTATACTTACCAATTTGAGACAGGAAGTAAAATAGAGTTCTTTTCTGCCGATCAGCCTGGCAAGGTTCGTGGCCCAAGAAGAGAGAGATTATTTCTCAATGAGGTAAACAATATCCCCTTTGAAACATTTGAACAGTTAGAGGTTAGAACTAGAGAATTTATTTATTTAGACTGGAACCCAACTAATGAATTTTGGTTTTACTCAGACGTATTAAATAAGCGAAATGACGTTGAGCATTTGATTTTAACCTATAAAGACAATGAGGCTTTAGACCAAAGTATTATTGATTCTATAGAGCAGAGAAAAGAAAGAAAGGGTTGGTGGAAAGTATATGGTGAGGGTCAATTAGGCGAAGTAGAAGGTAAAATTTATAAGGATTGGGATATTATAGACGATATTCCACATACCGCTCGGCTTGAAAGATATGGAATTGACTTTGGTTATACTAACGATCCAACTGCAATAGCAGCCATTTATTTCTACAATGGCGGATATATAGCTGATGAGATTGCTTATCAAAAAGGAATGAGTAATAAGCAAATTTCCGAAACTCTTAATAATTACCCTAAGGTTTTAACAGTAGCTGATAGCGCTGAACCTAAGTCTATTGACGATATTAAGTCTTACGGAATTAATATTATAGGTGCTGAAAAGGGGTCTGATTCAGTTAGAAATGGTATTCAGATAGTTCAAGACCAAAGAATGTCTTTAACTAAGAGAAGTGTTAATCTTATTAAAGATTATCGTAACTATCTATGGGAAACCGACAAAGACGGAAAGATACTTAATGAGCCTGAACACGAATACTCACACGGAATGGACGCTATAAGATATGCCATTGCCTCAATCATTAAGAAGCCTGACATTAAAATTCCTATGCCGTCAGCGCCAATTAAACCTTATTATGGGGACAAAGATATAGCTTTTTAATTATGATTAAACTTAATGCTACATTTTGGAAGATAAGAATATCAATGTTTATTTGGGGATTTGCCACTCTTTACTACTTTACTGGCCAAATAGATATAACAAGCAAAGCCTTTTTAGTTCAGGTGATAGGTAATTCATTTATTATTTGGGTATTTACTAAAGAATAGTATGTCTAAAAAACTAAAATTTTATGAAATAAAGAACGAATTATTTAATACATCATTATCTTTATTTGTTGGTGACTGGAAAGAATATAATAAAAAAATGATTAAGTTGGGGTACAAAGATGAGGGGTGTCGGGTGACCGAAGGAAACGCTGGTAAAACTTGGACAGATGATAGAGTTATTGTGATATATCTTAAGTCATTAAAAAACATTCCAGTTATTGCCCACGAACTTATTCATTATTCTACATTTATGAAAACAATTAAGGGTATACCAATCAACAAAGACAATGATGAGGTTCTTGCCTATACTGTTCAGTATATGCTTAAACAAATTTTAAAACTTAAATAATATGTCTTACGGAAAGATAGAACTTAAAATAGACAACGCCACTATTGAGCAAACAAAGAAGTATCAGGAAATAATTAGCATATTAATTAGTTCAGGCGCTTTAAATTTAAAGAATGGTAAGGCCATACTTAACTTTGACAGTACAGGTGAGTTTCAAGGGGTGTACTTAGAGTATTGGGCATTTAAGCGAAGAAAACTTGACAAGCCTATTTAGAACTATAATATTGGTGGTGTAATACCTAATCTGTACATCAGACGGCAGTAACTCTGCCGTTTTTTAATTTATATGCCGTACAACTATATTAACAATACATTTGATTTAACTCCTGAAATGGTTAGACTTCAAGCTGAAAAGAAGGCTGGAGTAGAAATTCAGGAGCGTAAACACGAGGATTGGGATAGTAATGATGAGCTTTACCGCAACAAAGTAAAGACTAATCGCCTTACCCAAAGACAGGCTGTTAATATTCCTTTGATGAAGGAAACGATTAAGACACAGTTGTCTAAGATAGATGATCCGCCAACAGTTGATTGGAAAGAATTATCAGGAGATAAAGCCAAAGAGATTATCTATCAAGAGATTTGGAACGATTTTAACAAACGAAACAAGCTAGAACTTATTGATGTTATTGATAAAAAGAATGTATTACTTTATGGGTTAAGCACTAAAATGCTTAATATTACCGATAATGGTATTGAGGTAAGTGTTTTAGACCCATACGACTTTTTAATAGACCCTTTAGCAAACCCTTGGAGTTTAGAATCTGCAAGGTTTTTAGTTAGATTAAACATATTTAAGTGTGTTAGAGACATCTTGGCTGACGAAAGATACTCAGAAGAGGGCAAGAAAGAGCTTAGAATATGGGTAGATTCTACCCCTGGCTTAGTTCAAAGCAGTAATAATAAAGAGCTTTGGGAAAAGAAAATGGAGAGAATGAAGTCAATGGGCTTAGAAAGTAACGACTTTCAATACTTTGCTGGCGGTGATAGATTAGTTAATTTAACTGAGCATTTTACTAACATTTGGGACAATAAGACACAGGCCTTTGTTAAGTATGTAATTACTTATGCGGACGACAAGATAGAGCTTTGTAGACAAACCCTAAAAGAGGCTTTAGGTGTTGATTTTTGGCCGTTCACTTCTTGGTGTGAAGACCCTGAGACAGTAGATGTTTACCCTGATTCAGTAGCTGATTTGGTCAGAATTCCTAATAAGGTGCTTAATATTTGGTTTAGCCAGCTTATCGAGAACCGAACCTTAAAGAATTTTCAAATGCATTGGTTCTTACCTGGTCAGAACTATACACCTCAAACTTACACTCCTGGGCCTGGTATGATGTTGCCAGCGCCTCCAGGGGACGATATTAACAAGGTGATTAAACCTGTGGAAATTTCAGGCCTAGACGATACATTAACCGCTATTAATCAAGTAATTCAGATAGTAGAAAGAGGGTCAGGCGCGGTGGCTATTGATAAGGGTGTGGCTGAAAAAGGCACTCAGACCTTAGGTGAAGTAGAGATATTAGTGGGTAAAGCTGCCGAACGTACAACTGCTATGGCTAAGTTTTACCGCTTATCTTGGTATGAATTTGCTAAGAAATGGGACGCTTTAATGCAAGCCAATGCTCCTAAGTTAATTAAACTTCATAAGTTATCTAGGAATGGTAAGTTATATCCTAAGTCTGTTTGGCCAGCTGATTGGAAGTCAACTGCTGGATTTGAGCCAACTATTCGTTCTACTTCAGAACAAGAGGCTGAGGGAGTTAAGGGTATTCAGAAATGGTTATTTATTCTTAAACAGTTTCCTAACAACCAAGCCTTACAAAAGATTGGACAAAAAAGAATGCTTGATATTGTTGATTTAACTCCACAGGAAATGAAAGAAGTAGAAGAGGCTAATAACACCCCAGCTCCAGCTATGGCTACTAACCCTGCTGAGGCTACACCTAACGCTTCAATGCCAATGCTTCCTGAAATTAATCAATTAAAATCTGCATAAATATTAACGAATAACTTATGACTGAACTTCAACAAATTGCTGAATTAAGTCCTTTGGGACTAGCCGCTATCGCTATAGCATTTGCCTTCTATGTACTAAAATTTCGTAAAAGCGATTCAGATACTAAAGTTGTCGAAATGACTGTGCCTAGTAAGGAAGATTCAGAAATTAACATACTAACTACTGAAATTCAAAGACTATCTTCCTACTACAATCACGATTTGACTGCCCGTATGGATAAATTCGAAAATAAATTAGATAGCGTTAGTCAAGAAATGAGTAAAATTAAAGAGAGATTAGTGGCAGTAGAAACAAGTTTAAAAGTTAATCACTAATTATATGCACGGCTTACTTACAAAATTACTATTTAAAAGGAACATTAAAGACGTTACTAAACTAAGTCAGGAAGAGAGTGTACAGTTTGAGAATTGGAATAAGATTTTATCAAAAGACGAATTAACAATCGCTGACATAAAAGAGTTCTGTCAGTATCAAATATCAATAATTGAAAATAAATGGGCGGATTATAACATAGACCAAAATAAAAAGAATGAATTATTACCTTATTTTACAGTTTATAAATGCATTCTCTCGGCGATAAATAGTCCTAAAGCTGCTAGAGAAAGTTTGGAAATGCAACTTAATCAATTAATTAATCAATAATATGTCTAAAGAAATATGGCTATATGCTCTAAAGACGGCGGGTGGAAGCTCAGCATTTTTACCCGTAGAGCTAGACGGAGATAATAAATTAAAGGTCAATGACACAGAAGTAAATTTTACAGTAAGCGATCCTATACCTGTTTACCAAGTATCAGGCTATGTTGATAGTGTATATATAACAGGCGCTGGTGGAACATTATCTGCAAATGTAGTAGATAGTACAGGGGTTATTTATAACGGAGCTAATCCTTTCCCTATAACTGGAACTGTAGTAGTGTCATCAATTACCGCTTCGGTTGCTGCGGTTTTAGTAGACCCAACTGGAGTATCTTATAGTGGAGCAAACCCTGTTCCTATGACAGGTACTGTAGTTGTATCTAGCGTTACAGCTTCCGTAGCGGCTGTTATTGTTGACCCAACAGGGGCAAGTTACAATGGAGATAACCCATTAAGTACCAAGATTGTTTCAGGTATTATAACTTCCTCAGTAGTAACAGGCCCAGTAGTTAAAGACGCAGCTGATGACGGCTCAGCTCCTGTTCAAATTGGTGGCCTTTCAAGAAGTGCTGTTCAGCAAAAGGTGGCTGATAATGATGTAAATAAATTAGCTTTAGACTTGGCTGGCCGTGCTATTACTCGTCCAGTACAATGCCGTGAGTTAATTGCTACAGCTTATGCCACACTTACTAACGGCACAGAGGCTTCATTACTTGCTGGTGTTTCAGGTGTTTATCAAGACTTGATTTACATTATGGGTGCTAATAACTCAGATGTAGCCGCCACAGTTGATGTTAGAAGTAATACCTTAGCCTCAGTTGTTCTTACTCTTCGTATTCCAGCTAATGGAACTGCGGGTGTAGCTTTACCTGTGCCTATTCCACAAGCTCAACCACAAGACACTTGGACAGTTGATATGGAAGATATTACAGGTACTACAGTTTATATTTCAGCCTTATTCGCTAAAGAAGCCTAAATTATATGGCAATAGCAGTTGATTCAACATCATTAAATAATCAAGGCACAACAGGTGCTTCTCTTACTTGGTCGCATACTTGCACAGGTACCAACTTAATGCTTGTTGTAACAGTTTCTCTATCTGCTAGTGCGGCTAATTGTAGAGCTACTGGTGTTACATATAATGGAGTAGCAATGACTAAAGGTGTGGAATCTTCAGGTGCTACAACTGACGCTAAGCAATCAGTTTGGTACTTATCTAATCCTGATACAGGAGCGCATGATGTCGTAGTTTCCTTAGCAAATAATAACCTTGTTACAGCTTCTAGTATTTCTTTTACTGGTACTGACGGGGTAGGTGGTAGTAATTCAAATGGCGGAGGTTCTACTGCTTTTTCTACAGTAGCAGTTACTACTACTGGAACAAACGGAATTATTGTAGATGCACATGGTGATAGTTCATCAACAACTCCTCCAAGCTCTGATTCAAGCACATTGCATTCAGTAACAAGGTCAAACAATGGACACGCTTCAGGATATAAAACCTTTGTAAGTGGTAATCAAACACGAACATGGTCAATTTCCCCTAATGGTTATTGGGAAATAGCGGCGTTAGAAATTAAAGCTGCAGCTTCCGCAGTAGTAAAAAAAGTTAGTCATAATTTAACTTTATTAGGAGCTGGATAATTGTATGCCAAAGAAATTAGAAAAAAGTTTAAAGTCACAAACTAAAAAGAAAGGTCTAACTGGTAAGAAAGCAGACACTTATGTCTACGGAACTATGAGAAAGACTGGTTGGACACCCTCAACTCAAAAAAAAACCAAAGGTCGTAAAATGTATATTGGAATTAAGAAAGGAAAAAAGTATGCCGAAAGTTAAAAAAGCGGTTAAAGTATCTGAAATACCTAAGTTACCTGAAGCTATGGTAGTAAAAGAAAAAACCCAAAAGGAAATTTATTTAGAACTTTACCAAACCTTAAAAGACTTAAATATTCGTAGCATTTCAGATCTCGAAAATCTGATTGCTAGAAGTGAATAGCTTATTATTATTGTGCTGGACATCACGTTAAAAGGTACCAAGTATATGGACGAAAATCCAAATGTCGTTAATAAGGAATTGACAACTCCTAACGAAGTGTTACCTCCTGTAGCTCCAGTAGAAGTTACGCCGAGTGTAACGCCTCCAGGCTCTAAGACCCCTCCTGATCTCTTGTTGAAATCATTACAAGAGGAAAGAGATAAGGTTAAGAAACTAGAGGACGAACTTAACAATCTAAAATCTACTAGCTTCTCTAACAATCCTAGTGATTTATCTGATGAAGCAAGAATCTTAAACGACAGGATTAATGCTTTGAATAGCAATATTCAATCATTGGTTGGCCAAGTTGAAACCTTGACTAGCGAATCTAGTCGTAAAGATGTTTTACTAACCTATCCTGTTTTAAAGGATAAGTGGGCGGAGTTTGAAAACTATCGCTCCCTACCTGAGAATAAGGGTATGAATATTAAGACGGCCGCTAAAGCCTTCTTAACTGATAATGGAATTTTGGAACAACCCCGAAAAGGGCTTGAACCAAACACAGGTGGCCCTCGTGTTACCCCATCAACAGGTATGACATCTGACCAAGTAGCTGATTTACGGAAGAATAACTTTAAAGAGTATCAGAAGAAATTGGCTGCTGGCGAGATTACTATCACAGATAAATAATTAGGGAAAGGTTGTAGAGATTCTATAATGAAAGAATCAATTTTATGGCAACTTTAAGTAATTTTGGCGAACAATTTGCCGCTAAGGTACTAGGAAAATCCTATCAAAATGCTGTTTATCCAGCTATTGTTAATCGTGAGTACGAAGGTGAAATCAAAAAGCCTGGTGACCGAGTTAATATTCTTTCCTTTTTAAATAGCATTTTGCTATCCGATTACTCCGTTGGCTCTGATATGTCTTCCGAGACTATCATTGACAATGAAGACCAATTAATCGTTGAAAAGAGGAAGTATTACAACTTCTCACTTGACAAACTTGAAGACCTCTTCACTTATGGTGGGGATATTCCTGAAAGTCTTATTACTGACGCTTCTAAGGTTTTAGACCGCTACACTGACACTTATGTGTTAGACAAGTGGGGTTCTGAAACTAAAGCTGGTAACTGGATTGGTATTGACTTGCTCGTAAAGTCAGGTACTGAATTAGGTGGTACTGCTGGTACTGCCGCTTCAATCGTGACTTCTGCTACTGGTGGTACTATTACCATTCAGACTTACGATTCTGGTTCTTATGAATCAGGTATCGGTACTGTTACTAACCATAGGGACGGACAAATTTATTTCGCTGGTTTCCAAAATGCTGATTTGTACAAGGGTATTCGCTTGCGTTCAACCGCAGCGTTCGTAACTCCTTGGTATCGCATTTCTGCAATTACCTCATCTACAGTTTGTACTGTTACTGAGTGGGACGAAGCAGTCTCTGGTTCAGACTTTGAAGAAAGAATGACCCTTCGTGGCCTTTATGGTGGCGATGGTCGCTCCTTCCCTAAGTATGGTGGCGGAGCTGATATTGCTGATTTCACAACCTACGACTATTGTGGTTGGGAAATTCAAGCAGCTATTCCTACCGCAGTTACAGCTTCAACTATTTACGATCAGATAACCTTATTGGCTGAGGCGCTTGACGAAAACGAAGTACCGCCTGAAGACAGAAAATTCACAGTACCTCCACAAGTCGTCACTCAACTTCGCCAGTCTGCTGAATTGCAACCTACTGGTATTGCCGAGATTTATTCAGGAACTGTCATCAATGGTAAAGCCATGCGTGTCGGTGCCTTTGATATTTTCTCTGCTGCTGGTTCAAGGGTTTCAACCCGTGCTGGACACTCTCCAGCTTCTGCTTCTACCCGTATCGGGCCTGAAGTGGTATTGACTGCTGCTACAACTGGTTACATTTTGGCCGCTAATCACAAGAGTTTCGTTACTTTTGCTGATAAATGGTCAGAATCCCGTGTTGTGGAAGCTGAAAATCAGTTTGCCAAGAAGTATCAAGGTTTGTACTTATTCGGTGCGAAAGTACCGCATTATGCTCGCAAATATGGTGCTGTCTTGTTCGGTTCACTTTAGTTTTTAATTAACTCGTTTGGTTTAGGCTGATGACCTGGCGGAAGTCAGCCTATCCATACGCCAGGAAATGAGTTATATGTACTTTATCAAAAGAAAAATTTATCGCTTGTTCTTTAAAATTATTAAAAGTAATCCATCTAAAATGGCAATGGTTCAGTATTGGAAGACCAAAGATTCATGTCAGGCTAAGGTTATGAAGAATAAAGACGGCGCTTTGGTTATGAAATTAGAGGGTGAGAAAGAAATATTTCCAGGCTACCCTAGAGGACACTTATTATTCGGAACTTTGTCTAAGATTAAGCATGAAATTAAGAATCAGTTGTTTAATGAAAGTTGGCATTTGCTTGACCAAGGAATACCTGACCAGTCAGTTATAGACCAATTTAAGCTAAAGTTAGCCAATATTTATGAATTAGTAGATAAGGCAAGGTATGACATGGTACCCCCTACCTGTATGGTGTTACCTGTTAGAGAGATATGGCGTGCTATGACTACCTTAGAAAAGGAAAGCCCACACGTTGAACCTCTTAAAAAAGCCTTAACTTATATCCTACAGGAAGATGACGCTTATAGATTTAGGCTTCAATGGATAGTACAGATATTTAACCCCTCAGCTTGGTGGTTTAAGTTATTTTTCAGAGACCCAATTAAGGATTGGGATATTGCCTTACAAGAGTTAGAGGTGGCCGAAGTGATTGATGATATGAAAGAACGTATTAGGCTACTAAGGCGGATTACTTTATTAGTATTAAGCGATAAAAGAATTAAGGAATTGTTTTTAAAACTCTGTAAAGAGATTGATTGGAATAAAATAAAATTAAGCAGAGCGGACAAATACCATTTTCGGGGTAAGTATTTTAAAGTGGATCTTGATAAATTTGAATATTGATATGACCCAAGAAACTAGAGAAATATTAATTAATGAATTAATCATACAAGATTTTTCAACTGGTGTGTCTGAATCACCTCACCAAGGTTTTTCTGCTATGCGTAATATTGATATTTCTTCAGTTAAGGGTGTGGCTAAAATTAACAATGACTTACAGCGAAAAGATGATGGCAATACAGACGCTAATTACTTTGCTGGATATACTCGTTGGCTAGTTAGAGACCCACAAGGTACAGTTTATGGTATTAATGACGCTGGAGAATTAGAAAAATCAGCTACAGAAGGTTTAACATGGTCAATAGTTACTGGTTTAGATACTACTTCAGCAAGAGGTAACGGACTAGCTTTTTGGCATGATTACGTTTTTGTAGCTAGGGATAAAGCCTTAGACATATTTGGCCCATTTAGAGAAGGTGAAGAAGCTTGTATGCATGCGGGTATACAAACACTTACTGAGGACTATTATCACCCAATGTTTATAGGGTCTGATGATGTTTTGTATATTGGTAATGGTAAAAACTTATCATCTATCACTACCACAGGAACATTTAGCTCTTTAACTGCCTCGTATACTTGGACTGCCATAGCTTTAGATATTCCAACAGATGAACATATTACTTGTTTAAACCAATTAGGTGATGATTTATTATTAGGTACTTATAAAGGTAAGACCCCTGACTATGTAAATAAGACTATGGCTCATATCTATCCTTGGGATAGAGTGGCTGATTCTTATAGTCTACCTATAGAATTTATGGAAGCTGGCGTGTGGGGAATTGCTGTTAAAGATAATTATGCTTATACCACAGTCGGAAATAGAGGAAATGTTTATAGAACAAATGGATCGAGTGCAAGTTTATTTAAAAAGTTACCGCTTAACTTAACTCTAGCTAATAATATAAGATTTATGCCTGGAGCTAATACAGCTTTTAGGGATAAATTACTTATAGGAGTTAGTACAGGCTTAGGCTCTACTCTTGAATGCTATGGCGTTTGGAGTATTGATTTTAATTCAGGTGTTACCTTAATGGAAAATACTAATTCAAGAGGGACTTATACTGGTACAACTCTTTATATTGGGGCCTTACTCCCAATGGAAACAAGCTCAGTAGGTTATATTGCTGGTTGGTTAGAATTTCACGTTGATGGCGGAACATCTTGGTTTGGTATAGATACGTCTATGAACAGTCAATTAACCAATGATTACAATGCAACTATAATCACTCCTATGTATCAGGTAGGTCTTATTGATGAACCGACAATCTTTAGTTTAGGTGAACTTATCTTAGATAGACCTTTAGCCTCGGGGCAGGCAGTTAGATTAAGTTATCGCAGAAGTTTAGCTGATTCATTTACACAAGTTAAAGATTTTACATACACAACCTATACCGCTTTACAAAATATAAGGTTTGAGCCACTTTTACCTGACTTATATGAAGTTCAATTTAAAATAGACTTAGAGACAGATTCAGGGGTTTCAACTACTCCACACCTTAAACAAATTAAGTTAAAGAAATAATATGGAAGAGAATGTACAATTTCATAGACATAATGGGGTGGATTCACCTAAGATTGATTATAATGATTTAAAGAATCTACCATCTACTAGCACAATAGATAGGTTATATTATTTATTTCCAAATCAAGGTACTTTGTCGGCTCCATTAAGAAATCCCAATAATTATGCTTATGATAATGTAAATAATAAACTTTATTTGATTGGTTCTAGTAATAATACTGATACCATGATTTATAGGTATGATATAGTTGCTAACAATCAAGTAAGGCTTAATTCTGGAAATGACCTCTATCCTTACTGGACTTTGAAAACTAGCTATGATTTTCCTGGGCAAGGAGGGTATTGTGATGGAACTTATTTATATATTTGGGCTAGAAAAATATCAAATACAACTTGGTACTTATTAAGGATAGCGGTTGCTGACGGAACCACAACAGAAATGACAATATCAGGCACAGCTCCTGACCAAGATGAAGCAAACACTTTGTTTGGTTATGGTACTACTTTATATATTTTAGATAATTTAACTACCACAGTTAGAACTTACACAATAAGTGGAACAACAGCAACACATGGAGCTGATATAACCCTACCTGACAATGGAACTTCTTGTATTGTAACTAATGGCACAAATATTTGGTTTGTTACTGATGACGCTGGGAATACTAGGGATTATAATTTATATAAGACTACAATGGCTGGGGTAACAGTCTCTAATGAATATTTACTTGAAGCAAGGTTTAGTGGTTTTAATAATAACGCTTCTTTAATTATTTATAATGATATAGTTCATTGGATAGGAGCAATTATTAATGATACAAGCGCTGCTACAGTTAGTAAGATTATTAAACCCTTAGTAGCAATTTAATTTATAAATATATGTTAAATACAGTTGGAGATATAATAACAGAAGTATTAGTCAGAAATACTAGGTCAACTACAGACGGCTTTATTACTGACACTATGCTTCAAGATTGGATAAAACAAGCCCACAAGTGGAGTGCAGCCTTTCATAAATGGCCATTCACAGAGGGTCGTGTTTCCACTACCTTTACCACAGGCTCAGGAGAGAATACAGATGAGTGGAATTTTGAGGGTTACAAAGCCGATTCATTCAGGATTATTCAAATCGGTGGTAAGAGATTACAGAAACTTAACTTTGAAGACTATCAGATTTTTAGAGAAGAAACACCTGACGCTGATGATAGGGTATTCTCTGACTTCGGCAGAACAGTATTTATTAACCCTAACATTGACGCTAGTGGTACACTTACAGCATGGGGTCAATATGAACCTGTCCTTGAACTAGGAGCTGACTTTGATGGCAAGACTATTTTCTCAGGCTATGATGAAGAGGGGAACGAAGCTATAGTTGAAAAGATGTCTTGTTATCTAAAGCGCCGTATGCGTTTACTTAATGAAGCGGAAGCTCACGAACAAAGAGCGGCTGTTAAGCTAGAGGAAATTTGGAAGCGTATATTAGATGAACAGTATGCTTACCAAACAACCCCTGAGCGTGGTGGTATGTTCAAGAGAATTGATGTTATTAATGGTGGACTAGAAGATGATTTGTTTAATCGTGATCAATTCTAATTTATAAATATATGGCACAAAAATTATTACAAAATCCACAATCAGGCCAAAAGGTTTATGTAGACGATACTAACCCAGACTATCAGTCTTATTTGGGCGGTGGCTTCGTAGAACAAACTCCTGTAGCTCCTCCAGCTCCAGTAGTACCTCCTCCAGTTGCGACGACAACCCCAGTTACTCCTACAGTACCTCCTCCTGTAGCTCCTCCAGCTCCTACACCTATAACCCCTGCGCCAGCAAGCCCTGTAACGCCTGAAACACCCCCTATTACCCCTACTCCGCCAGCTTCTAATATTCCATTCATTCAAGGGTTAAATGACGCTCAGAAACAAAGTATAACGCTTCTGTCTAATAAGCCAGCAAGTCAATGGACTGACGTAGATAAAAAGAATTGGGCTTTTGCTACTAACAATTCACCTGTACCAGGTGGAACTATTTTAAATCCTGTAGTACCTCCAGCGCCAGTAACTCCTACAGCCTCTCCTACTAGTGGTTTAACTGACGCTCAGAAACAACAACTTGATATTGCCTCTCAGCGTGTAGCACAAGGGACTGCAACTGAAACAGACAAACAAAATTTAGCTTTTGCTAAGACTAAATACGGGTATACTTCACCTTCAACTACTGGCGGTAATTTGCCTGATGGTAAGGCTGACCAAACACAAGTAGAAGACCCTTTTGTCACCCAAGTTAAAAGTTTATTAGCTGAGTATGGCATAACTGCGCCTGACCCCGCTAAAAATCCTGTTACTGAATTTGCTAAGGTTTATCAAGATTTATATGAACAGTTAGGACTATCTGATATTAAAGCTCAATACGAGAAGGTACTTAAAGAGCAGTCTGATTTACAGAATGAATTAAATGAGAAAATCCAAGAGGTTACTGATGACCCTTGGTTAGATGACGCTACCCGCGCTAAAAAGATTAATAAACTTAATAAGAGTTACGAGGGTAAACTTAATACCCTGACTAATCAACAAAAACTTTTTCAAGGTTTGTATTCTGACGGCAAACAAGAAGCTCAGTTTATTGCTCAGCAAGCTAACACTATGACCTACCAAAATGCTAATATGGCTCAGGACGTTATCTTAAAGGCTATTACTGAGGCGGAAAACCTAGCGGAAGCACAAGCTAAATTAGCTAACCCTGAACACTCTACAATTTACAAAGAGTGGATAGATTATAAATCTACTGGCGGTAAGTTAGGTTTTAATGATTATCAGACTATGGACGCTAATAGAAAGCGCAGTACAACTAATGTAAGTATTACTCCAGAGCAATTTACTTCAGTAAAAACTATATTGGAAGCCACTAAGGGTGTGGGCGGCTATGTAAATACTGATACCTATAAACAACAAAGAAATTTAGCTAAAGATAAGACTTCATTTGATAAGAATTATAGTTACTTACTTAATCCTAAAGACCCGTCAGCTAGAGATTTCTTTACAGCTACTGAGCTAAAGGGAGACCAATTAAACTTTGACGATATTCAATAATGGATAATTAATTTATGGGTTTATTTTCAGACTACATACCATCATTTTTAAATAAAGCTGGTGAATGGGTTGATCGCTGGGGTGCTGATGTTGAAGCGGCTAAACCTTTCTTAGGTGCGTCTTTAAAAGACCCTGAAACTTACAATAAGACATTTCAAGCGGTTAGGACTGGTGTAATACCTAAACCGATTAAAACTTTTTTTGATAAAATGGGCGAGAAAGATTATCAAATGAAACTTGAAAAGGCTATTGCTGATTCCTTACCAGTTAATAGAAGTCAAGACCCAATAGTAAGAATGACAGAACAGACTATATCAGCTCCGACTGTTAAAGGAACACCTAAACCATTATTTAAAACACCAATAGGACAAGAGATAGGAAAAGCCCAAATGCGAGATATTGCTTTGGGGGCCATAGGGTCTATTGAAGAAGTTGGCGCTAAGGCTACTAAAGAAGTATTAAAAAAAGCAGTTCCTCAAGTAAGTAAAGAAAGAGGTTTTTTGGGGAGTGTTAAGAAATATTTTGCGACACAACCCGAAGTACCAACTCCGCCTGAATCTTTACTTAAAATTACAGGTCAGTATATTCCAAGAGATACTGATACTTTAGCTATTAAAGCTAGAAATTTAGTACAAAGTAACATAGACACAGCAGAGGCTTTGGCTCGTTCTAAAACTGATGATACGGCAGTAGCTACGGCGGCTGAACTTATTAAACATTATGGCGTGAAAGCTCAACAAGCCACAGACAAGGCTACAGCTAATGCTTTGTATGACAGGGCGGCTGATATAGCAAACGTAACAGCTCGTAATTTAACTGAACAAGGTAGGTCAATTCAAGCTGCTTCTATTTTAGGCAGACTTACTCCTGAGGGACAAGTTAAGTTTGCTGCTAGGGAAATTCAAAAATATAATGAACTTATTGAAACTTCTAAGGGTGGTATATTTGGACTTAAAAAGAAGATACCTGAACTTACTGGTCAACAAGCAAGTGACATTATTACTGAGATGAAAGCAATAGAAAAAATGCCTGAGGGTATGGATAAGGCGGTTAGGTTTAGCAACTTACAAAAAAAGATTCAAGAAATGATACCTTCACCTTTACTTCAAAAGGTAATTTCTGTATGGAAAGCTGGACTTTTAACTGGACTTAAAACAAGTGGGGTAAATATACTCTCTAATACAACACACGCTGCCTTAGAAACAGCTAAGGATATACCAGCCGTAGCGGTTGATAGTGTGGCTTCTTTATTTACAAAAAAACGTGCGGTAGCTTTTACAGAGAATACTAACAAAGGTATTAGAGAAGGTTTACAAAAAGGTTGGCAGTATCTTAAAACTGGATATTCTGAAAGAGAGCTTGGTTCAAAAATAGATTATAACAAAGTTAATTTTGGTAAAGGAAAGATTGCTAAAGCCTTACAAACTTATGAAGAAAGCGTTTTTAGATTAATTGGTGCTGAAGACCAACCATTTTATTATGGTGCTAAAGCAAGATCAATTTATGGTCAAGCGTTGGCTACTGCTAAAAATGCTAAAGTTTCAGGTAAAACTAAACAAGATTTTATTGAGAACTTAGTCAAAAACCCAACAGACGAAATGATTAAGTATGCCGTCTTAGACGCTGAAACTGCTGTTTTTCAAAACCAAACAGTTTTAGGAAAAATTGCCAAGTCAATTCAAAATGCTCCAGGCGGTGAGTTTGTTGTGCCTTTTGGTAGAACACCCTCTGCTGTAGCAACCCAAATTCTTAATTATTCACCTGTAGGAATTGCTAAAACTATTATTCAAAATATAGGCAAAGGAAAATTTGACCAAAGATTATTTTCACAAGGCATAGGTAGGGGTTTAACTGGAACCGCTATATTAGCTATGGGTGCTGCTTTGTTTGATAGAGGTTTAATTGTACTTGATAGACCTAAGACAGAAACAGAACAAAAACTTTGGGAGCTAGAGGGTAAAAAAGCTAACTCAATTAAGATTGGAGATAAGTATAGGTCAGTTCAAATACTTGGCCCAGCTGGAAATCTTTTATTAGTTGGTAGTCATTTTAAAAAGGCTTTTAATGAAAATGGTAGTCCTACAGGTGCTATGTCTCAGGCTTTAGCTGGTAGTGCTAAGTCGTTTACTGAACAGACATTTTTATCAGGACTTAATCAAGTTAGCGCCGCTATTAATGACCCACAAAGGTCAGCCGAAGGTTATTTAGGAAATACTTTAGCTTCAAGCATACCTACTATAATTTCAGATGTCGCTAGGGCAACAGACCCACTAGAAAGAAGGTCAGAAAATATACCTCAGAAATTTCAAGCTAGAATACCTGGCGCTAGACAATCACTTGAACCGCAAGTAGATGTTTTAGGACAAGAGAAAAAACGAATTGGAAGTTTCTTAGAAGTAATGGCTGACCCAACTAGACCGCAAACCTCTACAGTTACTCCATTGATTCTTGAATTAAGACGTTTATATAATCAAAAATATAATGTTTCTCCTACCTTACTTGGCGATAAAGAGGGTTACATAGTATTAACTCCTGAACAGAACACAGAGCTATGGAAAAGGGCTGGTGAAATAACTAAGTCAAAATTAGAGGCCTTGATAAATTACCCTGATTATTGGAAATTACCTGATGACAAAAAAGCTAAAAAAATTGATGATTTTGTAAGTAAGAGTAAGCTATTTGCTAGGACCGAAAAAATTTTAGAGTTGACAGATGGCTTGCAAGGGCAACCCCTACTTGATAAACTAAAAGAACTGAAAGAATCAGGTTTGATGACTAGGGAAGTCTTTAATGAATATCAAAGGTTAAGATAATATGGACGGCTGGCTTTCATTAATTATGTTAGTAATAGTCGCTACCTATGTGTTTGGTAGCAACGAAAGCGTTTAATATGGAAAAACTTTTATTTCCAATAGACGGATATTATAGACTTACCCAAAGTTTTGGTGAGAAAATTATTGATTATACTGGAATTACACCATCAGGTAAGCACGACGGAATCGATTATGCTTGTTATAGGGGAACTAAAACAGTAGCGTCAGCTAAGGCTTTGATAGTAGAAACATATAACTTAGCCAAGCCTGATAAAAAGGGTTATGGCAATATGGTTAGAATGCTAATTAAGACTGACTTAGAAAATACCTATCTTGATTTTGTTATAGGTCATTTACTAGCTGTCTTTGTTAAGCCTGGTGATTGTGTAGAGAGAGGTCAATTAGTTGCCTTATCAGACAATACAGGAATGTCAACGGGCGATCACGAACATTTGGCTGGCAGATTAGTAACAGAAATGTATCAAGGTTCAGGAACATTTAGAACATATTTAGGGAAAAATTACCTGATTGAGAATTACGATAATGGGTATTTTGGATATATTGATATTAGCTCCTATTTTAAAGATACCCCACAAGAAATGTTAGCTTCTGACCTTAGATATGGTCGGCCAGTTGCCAGTAGCTCTCTAGTGTGGCTCTGGAAGCAAAAAAACGAGGCTTATGCGAAGAAGCGCTTAGCAAGCGCTAACATAGGATTAAAGTATGATGAACGTGTGTTTAACGCCTTATATTACGGATATTGGGATATAGGCTTTTTGTGTGATATTTCTAATTTCCCGATATGGGTGGAAATGACTAAACCCGCTTGGCTAAAAATTAAGGGTCAAGCTGGGGGTGCTAACTTAACTACAATAAACGATAGGGGGTGAGACTATGGAATATCTATTGGGTATTATAGTGTCTTTAACAGTTGAGGGTTTTAAGCATACTATGAAATGGAGCAAGTATGGCACGTATGTTATGCTCTTAGTTTTGTGTGTTGGTTTGGGTTTTCTTTATCAATGGGCCTTAGTACAGGTATGGTGGCAAACAGCTTTACAGGCTTTAGTAGTGGCGGCTGCTTTTCATAACCTAGTTATTAGACAATTACAAGAAAAATAGGTGGTTTATTCTACCTATTTTTTTGGCTACATGTAGGCACTTTAATCGGCTACTTTAAATAGAGCTTTTAATTAAGACGAATCATTGTGTCTCGTCTCCTTTCATAATAAAATCCCGTAGTTGATTATTGGACATGTGGCTTAAAAAGTAGGTAGGAGTTAAAAATGAAAAGATGTCCTAATTGCTTAGCCGAAGTGTGCCGAGCAAATGGCACATTTCACTTTATAAACAATATATACTTTTACATCTGCTGCAAATGCGGGTACAGGTACATATTAGACAAAATTGTAAATTCAAAAATAAATGGAGGTAGTTATGACCGAACATAAGTGTCCTATTTGTGGCGAGGAAAAATATGATATTAATTACATTTTATTAGATTTTCCTTGCGCTAAAGCGTCAGTTGGTATTGCTTGTTGTGGTTGTAAGTCAAAATCAGCTATACCAGTTGAAATATTAGAAGTTCAAGAATACATCAATGAAAGAATTGACAAAATCAGGCTTTCAAAAATCACCAATGTAATAAAGGAAAAATATAATGAAACAGGGACAGAGAGTAAACCAGTATGACCTAACCAATGATGGTTGGTCGCAAGTAGATTGCTTTGGCAGTTGCGAAATTTGGGCTAAGGGTTCAGAAAGAATGCTTTGGAATCCCCAAACTAAAGTAATTGAAAAACTTTATGACGCACAAGGAATTTAACCGCGTATCAAAAACCTCATAACAACCCTTCGAAACAGGGCTAATGTATAATATATATTAGCCTCCTACCTAAGCGCTAATGATCGTTTAAGTAGGGGTAATAGGTTAAGAGTAAACCGCTTTGTGGTTGGCATACTGACACGCCGAATGTATGCTTCCAAACCATACTAACAAGTAGGCGAAAAAGTGGCCTAAAGACTGCATAGAAATGTCGGTGCAAGTCCGACTTACTCCACCAACCTGTAACACTTTATCATTAATCACGACTTATTATACAGATTTAGGTATGAAACCGAGTTTACTCAGTTAAATTATACCGAAGGCTGGTCTCAGGGCTTGCCTTTTTTATTGGCAGAGTTATAATTAAATTGCTCTGTGAAACCATAGGCATGTTTTCGTACAAGAAAGGCAGCTAACCCCTGTCTTTTTTGTTTATAAAGTTATCCACAGCTTAAATATAAATAAGGGTATTGACAGGGGTATAACTTAGGGTATATAATGACCATGTAAGATATTTAATATTAACCAAAATCTTATGAAATGTGCAATATCTACATGTGAAAATCAAGCAGTTGGCAACTTTCCTTGTTGCTCACCGCGCTGCGGAAAGTTATTTAAAGTAGTTAGAGCTATTTGTCTTGGTCCTGATAGATTATTTGACGCTGATTTTATGAATAGTTCTAGGGGTGTAGATTACATATTACACGAACCATGGCGTAAATTAGTGTTAATTAAAGACTTAATCAAGTAAATATATGAATAAAGACCTAAAAGAGAAAGCCATTGATATTAAGGGAAAGAAGTATGTTTTAGTATCTGACAGGGTTATTTACTTTAATGAACAATATCCTGACGGCTCAATTATAACTAAACTTATTTCTGAACCTAACGCTGAAACTGTAGTAGTTAAAGCGGTAATTAGGCCTAATGATAAGCAAACCTTTACTGGTTATTCACAAGCTACTTGGGGTGAAGGTATGGTTAATAAGACTTCAGCTCTTGAAAACGCTGAAACCTCAGCAGTTGGCCGAGCCTTAGCTTTTATGGGTATTGGTGTTATTGACAGTATCGTTAGTGTAGATGAGATTAAGAAGTCAACTTACAATGTCAAGCCTATTAATAAAGAGGTGAACATTAAGACTGAGATATTTACTTTAGCTAAGGAATTAGCAGATAAGGTTGATCCGATTGTTGATTTAACTAAGCTACCAATACTAGAAGGATTTATCTTTGGTCAAACCAAACTTAAATTAATTGAGGAAAACTATCAGGAAATTGTTGATAGATTAGAGATTAGACTTGAAGAAGTTAAAAATAACGAATAGACTTTAATTGCTACTCCTGCCGAACCTTAAACTTGGGTGAAACGGGAGACGGAGTAACCTGAGCGGTGGTTACGACAGGAGTGGCGTTGAGTATTTAAAAACTAATTAAAACAAATATGTTAATACAAAAATACACAAAACAAAACGGAGTTACTGTTCAAACTCATTTAAGAATGACACCTGCTGATAAGCGTAAAAGGGTGTATATAATCATCTCAGTTGGATTAATGGTCATGATTACGCATTTATGGTTTAAAAGCCTAGAAGTGCCATTAAAAACCCTTACAGCTTATCCTATAGCTAAGGTTGAAGATACCTTACAGGTGATTTGGTTGTTAGATGCCGAAGTAACAAATTATTCAGAACTAGATAGTTGCCATACTGGTAAGTCTTGTTTAATGGCTAATGGTAAAAAAGCTCATATTGGTGCGTTAGCTTGTCCTAGAAATTTAAGATTAGGTACAAGGGTTATTATTGACAATACCCCTTATGTATGCGAAGATAGAGTTAGCCTCAAATACCCAAATAGATTTGATATATTTGCTGGTTATGGTAAGGCTTCTTATCTTAAAGCATTAAAATATGGTAAACAAGTTAAAGAAATCGCAATTTACGAAAAATAGGGTAGCTTGGAATAAAGGAATTTTTAGAAATCGTATCATAAAAAATTGCGAAATATGCAATAAAGAATTTTCAAGAACTAAGGGATATTTTAAAAATAGAACTGGTAGATTTTGTTCAGCAAATTGTCGTAATAAATATTTTTCATTAATGCCTAAGTTTGTTGAATGTAAAATATGTGGCAAGGAGATAAAAGATAGCGCTGGAGGACAAAGGCAATATTGCTCTAGTAAGTGTTATTGGTTGTTTTTAAAAAGTCTACATAAAACCAATAAAACATATTATGTTATCTGTAGGATAAATGGTAAAAGTGTTGGTTTACATAGAGTAATAATGGAAAAATTTATTGGAAGAAAACTTGAAAAAGGTGAGATTGTTCATCATATTAATGGAAATAAAGAAGATAATAGGATTGAAAATTTAGAATTGATTACACAATCAGAACATATTAAAAAGCATTTTAATCTAAAAAAATATGTATCAAGGAGACGTTTTCTTAAATAACTATACATCTGAGCAACTACTTAAAGAGGTTGCTTGGAGGGTTAGAAATGAACCTTTTGACCTAGACTTACATAAAAAAGGAGTTAAGTGTTTACTCTGCCAAAGGGAACGTAAGGCTTATGGTTATGAACTTAATCAAACTATGGCCGACCTTGCACTCAGGTTGTTCTCTTATTGCCGAGAAACAGGCCTACACGAGTTTTTAATGACCGAGGCGCTATCATCTGACATAGAGCATAGGTCAGAGGTATATAAACTCAAACCACTAGGCTTAATTGAAAGGGTTGGGGATAAGTGGTTTATCACTAAAGACGGAATGGATTGGATTAATGACGATATAGAACTCCCTAGAAAGGTGTGGGTATTTGACGATAAGGTAGTTTATAAAGACCCAATTAAGATTAGTATTTCTCAGGTAGTAGTTAATTGGAAGAGTTATCAGGATTGGATTAATGACGCTGTTGGGTTATCTTATAAGGAATTGCTTAGTAATTTGTGTGTAATTGGAGAGTATTAATATGAAAAACCTAAAGACAATGTTAAGTAGTAATAGTGTTGAGTGGTCAACACCGCAAGATTTTTTTGATGAACTTAATAAGGAGTTTAACTTTACTCTCGATCCTTGTGCCACAAAAGAAAACACTAAATGTCCTAAGTTTTACAATAAAGAGCAAGATGGACTTAAACAAAATTGGGATAAGGAAATAGTATTTTGTAATCCACCATACGGTTCAGAGATTAAAAATTGGGTTAAAAAAGCCTCTGAAGCTGTGGGGGTAGTAGTTATGCTTATACCAGCTAGAACTGATACTAGATATTTTCATGAGTATATTTATAAAAAGCCGAATGTTGAAATAAGATTTATTAAGGGAAGATTAAATTTTAATGGTTTACAAAAAGGTAGTGGCTCGGCCCCATTTCCAAGTATGATAGTAATTTTTAAATAATATGAAAACAACCCTTATATTCCCAACTATACTGATTTTATTAGACTTTGGAGCTTCAATGGTTTATCTATTAAATGGTGATATAAAACATTGTATTTATTGGTTAGCGGCTATGACATTAACTATTTGTATAACATTATGAAAAAATACGTCTCATTCTCTGAGCTTTACCTATTTAACAGAGACCCTAAAGAATGGCATAGGAGATATATTGATGGTATTCAATTTGAGCCGAATGATAAAATGAGATTGGGGTCGTTATTTCACAAGGCAGTAGAGAATAAATATTATGATTGGCAACACGAATTAGTTATTAATGGCTTATATAAGTACCAAAAGCCATTTGCTAAGGCTTTACAAAAGATTCAGCCATACTTACTAGGTGAGGCGGAGGGGTCATTAATAGCTAAATTACCTACAGGAGATGATATTTTATGTATATTTGACAGGTCTTCGGTTAGTGATAGAACAGTTGATGATGTTAAAACATACACTAATAATGAAGACGGCCGAGAGATGTGGAATCAATTTATAGTCGATCACCATAAACAACTAACAGTCTATGCGGTTGCTTGGTGGTTATCTAAACATCAATATCTTAGGGAGATGAGGATATTTGCTACTAACCTATCAAAAGGTAATGTACATGTTTATAAGACTACTAGGGGGCCAGCCGACATAGCAATAGGCTTAGAATGGATTATAAATACAGTACAGAAGATAAAGAAGACTGGTTTATGGGAAAAGCGCTTAGGTTCTAAAGATATAAGCAAACTTAATAATTTAAAGTTATTTGACTAGATATAATAAGGGGTATATAATGGTTATATATATTCTATAACTTAACGTATATTTATGACTATCACAGAATTTGTAAAACTCTATTGTAAAAAGAAAGGTATTAGCTATGAAGCTCTTTTAAAGCATGACCGATCAATTCACTTGGTTAATCTTAGGGCTGAAATTGCCTTACTTTTAAAGAACAAATGGAATGCTAAAAATAGTGTTATTGCTATTGAACTTAATAGAGAAGTATCAGTTGTTCGTAACCTGTTGAAAAGGGGTGTTAAGCCTGGGTATAAAGAGCCTAAGAATATTAAGGGTTTATTTTCTTAACAAGTTATTAAATAGTTGTTAATAGGTTATCAACAGGACTGAAATAGAAATCGCTTTATTTTATAAGGTCAAATAGATTTATACACTTATCCCCCTTGATTATTATGTATTACTAATTAAGTATTTACTAAAGATTAATACAATAAGCATTTAACTAAACTGGGGATAACCAACAATTTAATATGTATTTAGTAGAATACAAGACAAGTAAAAAGACTAGCAAATTTAATAATAAGACATCTTTTTATGATGGATTTTATTATCAGTCAGTATTTGAGGCTAGTCATGCAGCCGAACTAGACATGCTAAAAAAGGCTAGTTTACCTAAAGAAAAGGTAGTTGAGTGGAAAAGACAATATAAAGTGCCATTAATTGTTAATGGTTTTTTTATTGCCAATTATTATATTGATTTTTGGGTTGAGTATGCTGATGGACATATTGAATTACACGAAACTAAAGGGTGTGAAACAGAAGTGTGGCGTTTAAAAGTTAAGTTATTAGAGGCTACATACCTCAAAGATCACCCTAACGAAACTTATAGGGTTATTAAACAAAAGACTTATTGGCCAAATAAAAGAGGTCGGCCAAGTTTTAGTAGTAAATTTAAATAATAGAAAGGGGGTGGGTTTATGAAAACAGTTAAAATAATGAGTATTATATCTTACGTTATTTGTGGTTTATCTTTTATTTGTATGTCTGCTTATAATTCACCAATAGAATATGAGGCAGCGATCGGTTGGGGAGTTATATTATTTTTTTGGACAGTAGCTTATACAGTTGTTTGCCATGTTCAAGCTAATAAACATAGTTAATTAAAACGAGATACATTAAGTATCTCTAAGTGGGATTGGTGGCTATAAATGTTTATATTGTTTCCGCATTAAAAGTCTTGCAAGTTGCGGAAACAAACTTAAATTACATCAATCTCACCTAGAGGTATTTAATGGGGTAGTGAGGGCGTCAGCCCTATTACGGTCAAATACGTATGGATAGTTGGTGAAATTAACTGTTAGGATAAAAGTAACAAACGTCTAGCAAAACCGAAGACTATCTCATTAATATCTCAAAAGGCAAATAAGGGGTGGGTAGTAGTAAAGTTGCATTAAAACCAACTTCTACCTAAGTAAGTATTAGAGCCTACCCCCTTAAATGCCTAATTAACTAATAAATATATGTATCAAATTATATGGGTTATATTGTGTGGTTTAATTGTAGGATTAAGCCGCAACTATTACTTAACCGATCAATCTACTTGGAAGTTGGCTGTAATGGCGTTGCTTTTAGTTGCTCTAATAACATGGACGTCTGAACTTTTATTTAAAAAATAG